TTGCTGAGATGAATTTAAAAAGTTGGGCTGCTGATTCATAAACCCAAGCTGCGGCGGTGCGTATGGCGCTTGGGCCTCGGGAATCTTAGGAATTCCCATAGGACGACTAGCAACAGTGTCCTCCGGGTTGTCCAATAGCCACTTCTGGTATTCTTCTGGCGACTGAGTAAGCGCCTTTAAATGGTCGATCGACCTCATGTCCATCAGCGAGCCCATAGGGTCGTCGGCAAAGCCGCCAAGGCTATCCTTCGCGGAGCCGAACGAATCAATAACATCTTCGCCGATACCTCCCAAAATATTCCCGGCGACTTGTCCGCCGCCAGCTAACGCTTTCATCAACAACTCAATCATTTTAAACCTCCAAATTTTTTAACTACCGCCAGCACCAGCTTGCCAGCCGCTGCCGCTTGAGCTGCTCATCGTTGGGTTAGGCAGCATGCCTGCACCAGATCTCAGCACGTCGAACATCTTGAAAGGATAATTTTGAGCTTCGAGATAGCGCGCATATTGATCGTCCATCATCTGCTGGCCAAACTGCTGCTGCTGATTGCCTACGCCCTGCAGTTGCTGCGCATCTCCAAACGTCATTCCGCGCAGATCCTGACCAAACTGTCCTAGCATCTGAGCACCACTCAGGCGCTGCTGCGCAGCTTGCAACCCGGCGTTTTGATTTGCCAGGGCTGCTCGCAATGCGGCTTCCTGATTGCTCTGATTGGCGGACAGCCTGTTTGCTTGCGTGAATTGCTGGGCCTGCAAGTTGCCCTGCATTTGCGCCTGCTCCATGCTGGCGCGAGTCGCCTGATTTGATTGCTGCCGAGTCATCTCGTTGCCGATATTAAATTGACCGGCCTGGAGTCCTGCAGCCTGGTTGAGCTGCTGAGCTTGTAGAGCCCTGGCGGCGTTCGCCTGGTCAGACGATAGGTTCGCCTGCTGATTCGCCATTGCAAATTGACGATTGATGTCTTGGGCAGCTAAGCCACTTTGAAGAGCCTGCCGACTTTGCTCGGTTCCGGCCTGCAAACCAAACTGAGCGTTCGCCTGCTGCGCCGCCAGATTAGTCGATTGATTGGCCAACTGCGATTGCAGGCCTGCCTGCTGGTTCGCGCCAGCGGCGCTCGCCTGCCTAGCCAAGTCGCTCTCTGCCATTCTAGTCGCATTTTCAAAACCCGACTGACGCAACTGTGAGGCCGTCCTGGCCGATTGATCAAGAGCCGCACGATTAGTCTCTGCCTCGACAATTGCAGCCCTGTCACCGCCAAAAGCGCCAGCCGATTGAGCCTGGGCAGCGTTTTGATTCTGCTGCATTTTTCTCGAACGCTCGATGTCACCAAGCGCTGAATCGATTACGCCCGTTTGATACTGGCTCATATAGTCGCCAAGATTTGTATCTCTAATCTGCCCCGCGTTTACCCTTTCGGCCGCAACAGCTTGGTCAGCAATGTTTCCAACATTTAGCGCGCCTGTTTGCACGGCGCTGGTCGGCCCAATGTTATTGACACCTGTTTGTCCTGCGCTGACCTGCTGGGCGCCTAAGATTCCGAGCGGCCCTATCCGGTCCATCCCCATCTGCTGCTCTCGAATCGCGCCGGTGCCAATTTGCTGCGCGCCAACTTGATTAGGGTTAAACTGCGCGACGCCTCTTGCTGCTGAAATCGCCTCGTTCATCTGGCTCTGGCCTATGCCAGATTTTGCCGCATCTACAGTCGCCTGCATGCCCTGCTGCTGGAAGGGTGACATCGGCGCAACTCGCGCAAAGTCGTACGGGTTGTATGGGGTTCTAGACAGGCCTTGGCCGGTCTGAAATACATTCATCAATGCACCCTTAATTTGCGGGTCCATCGCTTGCGAACTTTCCTGTTTACTCTTTCCTAAGCTCATTAGAACGATCCTCTAACGTTTATACCGTTGCCGAAATTGAATCTCGGCGTTGATGAGTACCCACCGAAGCCTGCATTGGCTTGGTCTAAAATTGGCATTTGCGTTTGTGGTTTAGCGTATGATTGCTCCAATTCAGCAGGCCTGGCGTATGATTGCTGCAACTCAGGAGGCCGAATAGACGACATATAAATCGGGCGACCAACAGGCATCGTCGAATACGGTGTAGCATCTTCCCTGGGAAAGCTGCGCCCCGCAAAATTTTGATTGCTGCCTCGCACTGGTTGCTGGGGCGCTTGCACCGGCGCTTGCGCTTGCACCGGCGCTGGCGCTTGGGGCGCTTGCGCTGGCTCCTGGGGCGGCTGATAGGGCTGATAGGGCTGATAGTTGCTACCCTGAATCGGATATTGGTTGTAGTAGCCAGCCATAGGCTGCATGACCTGGGTGCTTGACCCGTACATATCCATCATAGGATTGTAGGTCGATTGCTGCATCGTCGGAGCCTGCTGCCTCGGCTGCTGGAATTGCGACCAATCAATCGTCGGCGTATATCCGCCGCCTTTGCCTCCCCCGCCACCTTTATTCATCGACATCTTGAATCTCCTTAAACATGGATACATGACTAATCTTATAGCCAATATCATCTAATACTTTTGTCCAGCCTTTGCGACCAGACAGCGTTATATATTTGGCATCCAAAGCCCGACCAAATTGCGCAAAGGTTTCGTCCATATCTTTAATCTGCGCCAGATCTCCTGCCGCTAAAAAAATGTGAATGGCACGAGCCCGTGGGTAGCAGATGACTTCTGTGACCACGCAGCTTTTCTCCGCCGGCCAGAAGTGCATGCGCCCATCAGCCACCGCGTCAACGATGTCTTCAAACAAGTGTGTGCCGCCAGAGAACTCCAGCGCACTGTCTAACAATTTACGATAAGGCAGCATTGCCTCTAGGGCGCTGCTTGCTACTAAAGCTGCTTCTGCGTTCATAGTGCCGTTGCTCCTAATGTGCCTGAATTATCGACGGTGACGCTGTACCGGGTTCCATTCGGCGCACGAAGTATTAATCGTGCCGCGCCAATCTCGACGTCCTGATTCTTCTTGTGATTAAGTTGATCAGCTTGCTCGATCAGAGTGTTCATCTGATTAATTGTGGCGCTATCGTATCGATCGCTGGCGCTAGGCAAGATCATCGCGCACTACCCGGCACGACATCTAATCGCATCACGCCCACTCGCCAATCTGTTGCCACATTGCCCGTCACGCGCATGCTCACCTCGCGCCCTTGAAAGCGCACGCTTGTAGGGTTGGACATCTGGTATGGGCCGTAAGACGATTCGGCGGCATTCGGGTATAGGCGAGTCTTGAATGTGGCCGTCACGTCACCCTGCGTCTGCTCGTCAGGAATCAAAGTACGAGCAACCATCAGTCGATCTCCATTGCCAAGCTGCACAGGGCCGCTCTCTGCAAAAACTTCTGAAGAGTCGTAGCTATATCCGACCTCCTGCTCGTAGATGTAGCCGGCTGAGCTGACGAAATTGGGATAAATGAACTCGCCAACATCGGCGCCAGCCGTTCTATCGATAGCACCAATCGTCCAATAATTTTCGCGATAGTTCCACGCGACATACCGATCATTCTCAGTCGCGTCGGACGATGGGTAGAACCACCATACCTCACTGAACTTGCTGTTTAGCACGCCGAACACTTTGGACCGCTGAGCCACGTTGATGTCGTTAAAAACAAAATCACCAACGGAGCTCGGCAAGGCCTTTACCCCGCCGTCGTAGATATGAAAAGAATTAGTACCCATCCAGACGGCGATGTTGTCTGCCCTCACGCAGGCGTTAGCTGACGCTATTCCGCAACCAGTGCCGACTCTTTGAAATCCATAGACGTATGGCGGTCCCTGGTATCGCGCAACATGCGCATCAACGTTGGTTATAATCAGCGTCTCACCGCGAAGACTTCGTGCTGCAATAATATTGCCGCCAGTTGCGAGCGTGAACCCACCGGCCTGGTTGGTAGCTGACGCCGCCCATGTGGTGTAATCTTCCTGGTCGCACCATTCGACTCGATTGCCCTCTCCGCCGGCGCCGAGCGCAAAGACAAAGCGCTCATCTGTAGTTATGATCGCGTTGTTGCCTGTTGGCGCTTGAGCGATGACTGTTGCGACGTTGCTGGTATTGTTCGTCCATACATAAATCTTGCCATCGCTTGTCGAGCAACCGAGCAAAAATTGCCCCCAGGTATCAAGAGACCAGGTTGTGGCGGAAGTGTATGGCCCGGTATCTGGCCGACTAGTTCCCCACTGACTCGCACCCCAGGTCAGCGCGCCCCAACCAAGATTCTGCTCAGCATCAGCGGAGCCAGCAGCAAAGCCTGCCGGCGTGATGTCAAACAAAGCATTCGCCTCATCGATCGCGTACAGCTTGTTGCTAGTGCCTGCGACCGTCCGCCTGTCACCGGCGTTATCACGGTAGGTAATGAGGGCTCGACAAACGCCATCCATAGCGCTAGTTGTGCGCAAGCGCCAACCTCCTACCGGCTGCATGCTCCCTTCATACCAACGCACAAGGTTGGCGTCGTTCCAGGTGTTTGCTTGTTGGAGATTAGTGCCGTTCTTCACGACGCCAGGCGGTATTGCTAAGTTCATCAGCGGCATATTAGTACGACCAAATTGTTGGCTGTGGAAGACTGTCTGCGATGTCAAGGTGGATAAAACGACTTCGCCCTTTCTGGTTAACGCCTATTCTTTTGATCCCATGCTTGAGCGCTATCTCGACGACCTTGAGCGCTTGTTCTCCGGTGACGGCAACATCGCAAGCCAAGCCCATTGAATGCGAGCCTGGCTTTGACTTTGCTTTTTCGATTGGATGCTCTGCGCATCGATATCCCGAGCTAATCAAAAAAGGGAAGCCTGCTTCTTCTCGAATCTCATCAAGCAAAGCTGTAAATCGATCTTCTATTCCGATCTTGCCGCAATGCTGGCAAACGAATTCGTCGTCGTGGAAATATTTCAAATCAATCTTCTCGTCATTTTACTCGATGAACTCCCTTTGTCTTCTCCAGCGTCCTGAGACCGCCGAGCCCTAAAAGACCAAGTAAGACCGGCATCATTGTATCTAAAGGGACCAGCGGTATAACCACCTCAACCTCTAGCAACGCCAGAACAAAATTCGCAAATGGCGTGACGATAAAATTACCCGCCATACCCAGTACGCATACCCAGCCCGTAGCCGGTCGCCAGCCCGACACAAAAATGGAGCTGCTGGCTGCTTCAGCCTTATTCACTGCCATCTGGGCCAGCGCATTTTCTTGCGCGTACTTCTCAGTCATTGTTGCAATTTCATGCGCCAGCGCGTTTCGCTGGTCCTTATCTTCTACGTATTTACCAAGTAATCCGCTAACTGGCCCGACTAACGAAGCAATTACACTCAACCGTCTAGCTCATCGACAGTAACCTCTGACGACTGAACAGATGCGATCAGAGCGTTGGTAAACTGACTTTCTGCGACCTGGGCAATTTGCATGTCCATTGTTGCAATTTGAGTTTTGTTTTTGCAGTTGGCGATTTGGGCAACCAAGTGCTGCTGCTCCGCTGTCATCTCTGCCGGATCATATTCCTTGTCATCGATAATTATCATTATTCTCGCTCCTTAAATTTTATTTTTTGCCTAATAGTTTTTGAACAGTGTCGGACTCGTAAATTCGCAAGGCCATCCAAATTATTGTAAATAGGCTGGCCATTGGAGGAAGCCACGCTGCCAGCGTTAAAACTGCTGTTGATGCGGCAACAACATCTACCACGTCTTTTCCGTTGTTAACCATATAAAAACCTATGCAGCAGTACCGCTTTCTGTAATGAATGTAAAAAAAGCAACAATCATGGCAATGGAAACCATCGCGCCCACGCCGATTGTCGCAGCGTCGATTATGTTTTGCTTCAATCGCATCTTGGCGTATAGATCACGCTCTCTAGCAGCGCGAATGTCCTTACGCATCTGCATCATCTCTTGATACTCTGCGACCCCAAACCGCATCACGATCATCGACCGCAGCTCACGCTCATGCTCCAGCAACTTCTTTTTGGCGATGATTTGATTTAACGCCTCAGTCTCGACAGACTCAGAAGCAACCAAGCGTCTAAACGCGCTCGGCTTTTGCAATTCTCCAGCAGCCCTGATGTCGCTTGCTGCTGTGTACCATTTGCCTAACTGCCCTGCCATCTGCTCAAGCTCTGCGCCGCGACCCATCAAGGTTTGGACGCTTTTAAATGCAGAGTTAGCAACGGCCAGTGCAGCCATGACCTCGATCATTTACCACGGCAACCCAGAAGCATTCACAGGATTTTTCTGCAACTCGATATTGGCATCAAAGCTTGCTTCAAGAGCTTCAACGTCCATCGTCGCCTGAACCCAGCCCAGTACGATTTCTTCGGTCAGGTCTTCAAAAGCCACAAAGTCTTCAGCAGCTTCATCAGGCGTGAACGAGCAAGTGCCGTAACTGCTGGCAGAGTAATCGCCGTCAGTCTTTGAAACTCTCCAGTGAGCAATGGTCACGCCGCCATCAGCGACAGTTCGTTCGAGTTGTGCAATATTCCAGTTCATTTTTGTTTCGCCTTATTGTTAAGGAAAGCAAATGTCTCCATGAGCTTGTAAGCCTTCGCCACCCATTGGTCATCTTTCGGAGTGTCAGTATAGTTCGCAACGACACTAGCCGCCGTGACCAGTGATGTTGCAAAAATGTAAAAATCTAATAGGTAGTCCATTTGTTATGCTCCTTCTAAGGCTTCGAGTCGTGCGGTTAGGTCTTCAATCTTATTCATTGCAGATTGCAGGGCGCTTACAAGGCGCGCTTCAGTTTTGTTCCAGCCGCTAATAGTCAGCTTGCCATCATCGCGTTCGCCAACACAGCATGGATAAACCTCCTGCATCTCTTGTGCGATAAAACCTATTTGATGCCCACCGCCTTCACTTTCAATATAGTCAAACTCAACAGGGCGTAAGGCTCTGATATTGTCGTACTGGTCTGGCAGATCAATAATGTTTTCTTTTAATGTAGCGTCAGACCAGCTACCAAACGCTGCCGATGAAGGGCCGTTTGCATTAATCTGACCGCACCCAGCAGCGCCTTGATTTATTAGAAACCTGAAGAAGACCTGCGACGTTGATGTACTATTGTCATACTTTAATACGGACATCCCAGCAGAACCCAGATCACTAGCTGCGGTGCTGGCAGCGGCGATAAGACCTGCGTTACCATTTGTAATAGGGCCGGATATAGTAGCTCTGGCCGCTGAGACAGTGCCTGATAGGTATAGGTCTTTGAAGCGGCTATTTGTCCGACCTAGTGAAATGGCAGCATCTCTATAACCACCTGCGGAAAAAGGCACCATCTGATCTTCGTCAGCTTTGAACAACAACTGCGTGTCTCCGCTGCCAACATACATAGCAGTAGTGCCTGAATTACCAATACTACCTACAGGTGTGTCGTCTTTGGCAAATATAGCAATGTCGCCGTCAGAGCTTAATCTGTTAAAATAACCTACATATCCACCATCTCGAACAGCATCAAAGCGACCATTAGAGCCTATAAGCATACCTGCCGTAGATGAGGATGTTACAGTTTTACCCACCAACAAATTGCCGCTGGCGTCGAGCGTCATGCGGCCAAAAGCGTTGTTAGTCCCAAAGTTGATAGCGGCGTTCGCTCGATTGACTACATACATGACGTTATTGCCGCCATCCTGCGCGATTATTGCATCAGTTACACCGACCGTGTTGCCGTTACCTGCGACAGACATTATGGCAGTATTGCCTGCTGTTTTGGTGACTGCGACATCACCACTAAAGGTGGCGGCTCCTGTGCCTTTGACTACAAATGCGTTTGCCAAGCTATTAGTATTAAAGGCAATGTCAAAAGTGGAGGCATCGTGCGTTATGTTTCCACGGCCAGAAAAATTAATGATAGCACCCAACGGAAGGCCGACATCACCACTAAACGTCGCCGCTCCTGTAGTGCCGTTGATGGTAAAACGGTTTACGTTATCGCAAAGGACATGAAAGTCACGGTTAGTAAAATCAATGTAGTTCTCAGTGTAGCCACTATTTTTAAACTGTAGGTACTGATACGAAGTGGTGCTTTCAAGCACTGCGTTTAAACCATTAGTTGTCTGGACAGTAAGCCCATCAGCCGTGACGGTGCCACTAAACGTCGCCGCTCCTGCTGAAATGCTCCCGTCGATATTAAGCGAAGCCATCGCGTCAACAACTGAGGCGCCAGCGCCGGCACCATCCAGGTAGACGACCGCAGTCTTG